GAAGGAAGCTCTTGAAAGTCAATCAGAAAAGCGTCGCGCTGAAATTATCTTTCAGCAGTATAAAAATGATCTCATGAGAATGGGCATTAGTACAAGCGACGATGTACGCTTCCGTGTTATGCTTCAAATGTTAAACGCTGCGGGCGTAAACCCGTACCCTTCTAACTAACAACCACTATGAAAGAACAACCTATCCCACCGTAACAGTATGGCTAAATCTGCCTCCCCGGCGAGGGGCCGTCGGAGACCTAAATTGGGCTTACATAATGTGTGCCCATAATTGTCAAACATTAACACACACTAATCATGAAATATGGAAAGTCAAAATCTAAACGAGGTGGAAAGAGCTATTCAAAGAAGTCAAAATCTTCTGGTAAAAGCAGCAGTAGTAAATCTCGTGCTAAGCGTTACAATAACTATCTTATTGGTAATCGCGGCGGTGTACGCCTATAACTAAATGGCAAGCTGCGTTAGTCCTATCAAGCTTAGACGCACCGGTATCACCGTGCCATGTGGCCGGTGCAACTTCTGCCTTAGCGCTCTACGTGCGGACTGGACATTCCGGCTTCACCAGGAACTACGTCACGCACACTCTGCTTGGTTCATAACCTTTACATATTCCGACCAAAATTTACCTCTTGTCGATGTCGCTGATAGCGACGGTGTGATAACCGGACAACTGGGTACGCTTCGAAAGGATCATATGCAAAAATTTATGAAGCGTCTTCGTAAAGACTATCAAACAGATGAAGCGCCTATCCGATATTATACCGTAGGTGAATACGGTAGCAACACACTGCGACCTCATTATCATTCTATCATGTTCAACCTCTCAGCTGAGGGACTCTTTAGTCTCGACCAGGTGTGGGGTCTTGGTCATGTTATGGTATTGCCAGTCTCAGATGCCAGGCTACACTACGTTACCAAGTATCATCTTAACAAACACCTGGACGATCAACAGTTACCGAAACAGGTCGAAAGACCTTTTCTCTTATCTCGAATCGATCGGGTGGTCTCGGCGTAAGTTATGTTTCCCATTGTAGCGCTGAGTGGCATAAGAACGGGAACTATCATGTAGTGCTGAACGGAGTTAAACAACGTCTCCCCAGGTTCTATAAATCCAAAGTATTCACAGATGATGACATACAAACCCTGCGTAGGTTGCGCACTGAATTCGAACAACGAAAGGCTCAGATCATTGCCGACAGAGATATTGCAAATGATCTGGAAGAACAAAGGTTGTCATTGCTTAACCCAACTCAAGATGGATTTAGACAACGAGAGGAACGAGTTAATTACGAGCACTCAAACGTTAAAACAAAGTCCAACAAAAACGACAAATTCTAATGAAGAGTCTATTTAATACCGTTCCGTTTAGTAAACCTAAACTGAACAAATTCAACCTATCACACGAACGCAAGTTCAGTATGAACATGGGCGACATGATTCCAGTCATGTGCCAGGAAGTAATACCAGGTGATAAGTTTCGTGTCCAGGCTAGTGTAATGATGCGTATGGCGCCAATGTTGGCGCCTATCATGCATAGAGTCAATTTCAAGATTGACAACTTCTTCGTGCCTACCCGTATTATTTGGAACGAGTGGGAAGATTTTATAACAGGTGGAAAGATGGGTACTAGTGCACCGGTGTCTCCGTATATCGAGAGCACCCAGGAGCTGCACGATCTCTCTCTCTTCCTTCATGGTTCACTCGTTGACTACATGGGGCTACCTACCACAAATGTGATTGAGACTCAAAGCTTGAACGGAAAGTTGCGCTTTAGCGCATTGCCTTTTAGAGCATATCAGTTGATCTATAACGAGTACTATCGTGATGAAACTCTTAGCACCGAAGTTCCATTCTCTCGTGGCTCTGGTGACCAGGCTGCAGACGCGGTAGAGCTTTTACAGATACGTCGCTCAGCATGGAAGAAAGACTACTTCACGAGCTGCTTACCGTTCGCTCAGCGTGGTGGCGATGTGTCTCTTCCTATCCAGGGAGATAGTACAGATGTAACATATAAAGATCAATCACTCATAAAGAAAACCTCAGATGGTTCCAATGTACCTAACAACGAAAAACTCGGTAGCGGAAATCTGGATCCTCAACTGAGGGCAGGAGATCCAACGCCTGCCAGTGGACAGCAAGTCCGCATTGAGAACATTGACTCGTTTTCGTTCGATGCTACAGACCTCACCATCAATGTGCTCCGTCGTGCAATTGCGCTTCAAACATGGTTGGAGAAAAATGCTCGTGGTGGATATCGATACATCGAACAGATGTTTAGTCACTTTGGTGTTGTATCGTCAGATGCACGTCTTCAGCGACCTGAATATCTCTCAGGTAGCTCGAATCCTATTGTGGTTTCAGAAGTACTTTCAACCTTCCAAGAAATCGACGGAGAAATTCCTCAGGGGAACATGGCCGGCCATGGTATCGGAGTTGGTAACGCTGCGGACTTCAACAAGCGTTTTGAAGAGCACGGGGTCATTATTTCGATCTTACGAGTATTGCCCGAACCAGCCTACATGAATGGAGTGCCACGCATGTATCAACGCAATGATAAGCTTGACTATTACTGGCCAGAGTTTGCACACCTGGGCGAGCAAGAAGTGAAACGTCGCGAGCTGCTATGGCACTACGCTAACATGGGTACCCAGGATGCAACCTTCGGATATCAATCACGCTATGCGGAGTACAAGTATGCTCCTTCAACTGTTCATGGTGACATGAAGAGTACTCTCAAATACTGGCACATGGCAAGGGACTTCGGTATGTCTATCCCTGAACTCGATGACTTCTTCATCAAGTGTGACCCGACGCATCGCATCTTCAACGTCGACGACCCTGCAGTTCATAAGTTGTACGTGTTACTGTACAACAAAGTGGATGCGCTCAGACCTATGCCATATTTCGGTACACCTTCATCCCTGGGCTAATGAAAAAAACAAGTGTGCCCAATCCCATAGGGTCAGCCCTTCAGGGCGTCTCGATTAAACCTGAACCGCGGTCGCGGTTCTTGAAATGGTTATACAAAAAACTCAATGAGCACTATGACTCAATCAGCAAAGAAGGACGTACAACGTCCTAAGCTTCGTAAAGGCTACTACAGCTTTACCGATCGCGAAAGCGATTTCGAAAAATCGACCGTAGGTCGATCACAGACCGTACCGGATCAATCGTATACGGTCAAAGAACTTCTTGAGAAGTTCACAAAGAACATCGACGTCGGTCGTGTTCGCACTCCGATCTATATGGAATCGGATATGTCCTTCGACGATCATGATGTCGAAGAAATACAACGAATGGATGTCAACGACAAAGACATCCTTCGGCAAGAGAACGAAGCAAAGCTTCGTGATCTCAAGCGCGTGCAGGATGCACGCAAGAAAAAACGCGATGACGCAGCGGCAGCAAAAGCGCTCGAAGAAAAAACAGTGAGCGAAAGCAAAGCGACGACGAAGGAGGAAGCAAAGCCAAGCGAACAACCAAAATCGGAGAGCGATGCCGCGAAAAAGTCAGAGCAAAAGTAGTTCGATCAGAACTACTAACCCCGCCTCGATCAGAGGCGAGGGAGGATCGCTAGCGATCCTGAAAGCGAGGGCGCCCCCCTCGCAAAACGCGGGAGCCCTGCTGCACCATGGGCGCCCCGCGTCTAAACACTACACTTACTTGATATATTAGTGTTTAGTGACACCAACGTGATTATCAATCACTTACGTCACAACTGTCTACGAAGGTCGTAGACCCCTTTTAAATTCGATTTAAAGCACTTAAAATTATGGCAGGCTTAGGCATATATGCCGCAACCCTCGGAGCTCTTGGCAGCTGGTATCAAGCCAGGCAAGAAGCTAAAACAGCTAGGTACAATACGGATGCAACCAACAAAGCAAATCAACGAATGGCGGAATACGCCTACTCGAGAGATGTAGAAATGATGAACCGTACCAATGCCTATAACTCACCTGAACAACAAATGGAGCGCCTGAAGGCGGCGGGTCTTAACCCGAACATGATTTACGGATCCGGAGGATCTGTAGGTAACATGTCTTCACCTGGTCCTAAGTACCAGGCACCAACAATGTCCTATGGTTACAAACCTGGTATCGATCTCCCTGGGATGATTGGTATGTACCAGGACGTACAAATGAAGGCTGCGCAAACTGATCAGATCAAAGCGCAAACACATCTTACTGAGCAATCAACTTTAAACTCACAAGTAGCTGAGCGCATAGCGAAGCTTAAAGAGTATGGAGGTGCATTCGACAATGCTAGTAAGTATAACAAAGTTCAAAAGGAGCAACGCGACCTTAACTATCAACAACAATTCCTGGAACAAAAAGCCAGGAAGCAAGAATTGGAAATTGGTATGTACGGCGCAAAGAAGGAAGCTCTTGAAAGTCAATCAGAAAAGCGTCGCGCTGAAATTATCTTTCAGCAGTATAAAAATGATCTCATGAGAATGGGCATTAGTACAAGCGACGATGTACGCTTCCGTGTTATG